AACGACGTGCTTTTATTAGAATCAGGTAAACCTCAACTAACCTATAGTAGTGAAAATGAATTATTTAATTTAAGTTTTATCTTAAAAGATCAAAATAAAACCCCTAGATTATATTCATACGTATTTGAGTATAAAGACAAAGTAAAATTTATTAAAGCAAGTTATTATGTAGCTAATGATATGTCATATACATATAATTTCATTAAAACACATAGTTGGGGATACCCCGTAAAAGATTTAAGTTTTCTTAATTTTGCATTAAGTTCAGGAGACCCTACTCTTTCTATTTCTTATTCACCATCAGCCGGCTCTTTAGTATTATGAATTCATTTGTTTTATCTTTAACTTCAACAGATTCATCGTCAACTATAGCTATGCCTACAGTTGATATGTTTGATCTGACTGAACTGTCATTAAACTTAGCAGAAGTATATTCTAATATATTTCCAAATTACGTAGCTATAGACTGGGGCGATGACAGTGGTCTAGAGGAGCCTGAAATAACTATTTACCGAAACTACAAAACCCAATCAATTTTTCCAGAAATACGAAAAGGAGCCTCGCCTGTATTTTTTAACGAACCATATAAACATATATACTTTCCCTCAAAAACTGCTCTTAAAAAAGAAATGACAATGAGAGTGAATGTAGGTTATATAAATGGTCAAACTACTAAATTTACAATTCCTTTAAATATACGAACTGAAGGTTATGCTCAAACTATAGAAGATTTAGATCTTTTAAACACTTCTTTATTGAATACAGAAGATAATAATTCTGTTTATACATTTTTAACTAAGAAGGATAATTTTGTTATTCAAAATCATGACGATACTTCAATACAATATTCAAATCTCGGAGCTTCAAATCTTTCTTCTTACAATGATACTTCAAATGAAAGTATAAACACTTTATATTCTTTAATTTCAAGTGTTGTTGATCCTGTAGGTGCTTCTGCTAAATTTAAATTTATAGAAAATATCACTGCTGCATCAGCTACATGGAAAACTACTTTTTGGGGATATAGTAATAGGTCGGTAATTAATTTTTCCGGAACCTCGTATAAATCAGATGGATTTACTAGTGAAAATAACGTTACATTAATTTCTCCTAGACATGGTATAAGTGTATCACACGCTAACGAAGCAAATGATCCTGCTGAAAATGATGTAGTTTATTTTTACGATTTCACAACGGGTAATTCTATTTCTGCTACTATCTCTGCAACTTCAGAAATTGCTGATAATGATTTGACTGTTATGAGTTTTGATAGAGATTTATCTACCGC